AACATTTAGAACATGACACGAAATACGGTCCATCACCACAACTTGGCACAGTAATGTAGCCGGTCGCCCAATCTGGAACTTGGCTACAACATTTGGTTAATCTAGGCTTTGGTAAATTATCGGCAATATAATCAGACACCACGGCCCCATCTTCTCAAATGCGTACTTTGGACACCACCGAAATACCAACCACAACAACCCTCTAATGACTTTAGAAACTTTTTATTGGCTTCATGTGTGGCTCTAGCCTTTTCTGCTATTTCAGGTGTACATTTTAAATTAATCAATTCTTGCCGTAATTTATAACGCTTGTGTTTTGTCCAAAATATTTTCAGTTTATGCATAGTGTTCCGTGTTAGGTAATAATTCCACCCATTCCTCATTAACATTCACAAACAGTTTCATATCGCCATCTACTCGATAATCATCATGAATGAAACAACAATCTATAGCTAGACTGCCTTTTCTAATCCACTCTTCAGTATTGATGATATCTGATTCCACTTCATATTCAGTCCAGCCCTCCTCCTTGTTTGAAGAAAGAACCTTCCAAGTGGGGATTCTTGCGCCAATTAATTTTGGCGTATACTGATCGTAAATTTTAAATATGGTCTTAAAGAACTTCATCCCTACCCCGATTTCTTCACGTCCCTAAGTGGCGCTCTTCTGCTGTTATTCTTAAATCCACAAACCTTACACTTTCTACCTTCCCTAACTAATGATTTATCACAACCGCCGCACCAAAAGGTACCAATGCTGTTGTTTCTCACTTTCTCGCGATTAGTGGGTTTGTAATCCATACATCTTTCAAATACTCTAAAAATTTATTCATATCTTCCTCTATTGCGTTTTCAACTACGTCATTGCTTTGATGACATAGCGACCACGTTTCACAATAGCCGGTCCTAAGCACCTGCAGTAATTCCTCGTCCGGAATTATCGTGATACAAATACTATCGATATCGTTAGCCCTTAAGATCACACTATCATTAAATGGTGTACTCACACCAGCAAATCCATCATCCAACAGAAAACGGCATAATCTACTATCTTTAACATTCTCACATAAAAATCTAGTACCACATGCTGTCAATTCCAAATTCACTACATACTCAACATTCCCGAACACACCATCGTTTATTCTTTCCGACAATCTTTGTGCACCCCTACCACCAAACTCTTCACAGTCAGTAAAAACAACATGGATGCTCTTATTTAATTTAGCCACACGGCACATGTGCGCAAAAGCAATAAGGTTCACCACGCTAGCGGAATTATCTAAACAATTATCCGAATTAATATTAACAATATCGTGATGGGCAACAAAAATTATAGACTGTTCAGATCCAACATCGAATGATAACTCAATGTTGACATACGATAAAGTTGGATCATACGCTTCAAACACATCAAGATTTGGCGTTGACGGTAGGTGATCGATTATATATTTAGCCCGATTAGTTATGGGGTTTTCACTACCCATAAACGTAGGATATAGGTTTCTTACTTTACATAGCTCTTGTAGCATATGATATTGGTTCATACACTAGTATAATATGGGTGAAATGGTGGGGGAATTATTGTAGTTTAAAAGTTGCTAGGATGTAGGTGCAAGACTTTACCAATAAATTGGTCGAGTCTTTTCTTTACTACATTTCCTATATATGATTCGTATTTCTTCCAGTCATTTTGGAAGGTAATCTTTCCAGTGATAACATATTGTGCAAATAATTCATGAACAAATTCGCCTGCATCCCCCAAATTGTTGTCTCTCACAGATTTCATTGTGCCCATGGTTTGAATTATTTTTATTATATCTCTATCATATTGTAAATATGGATCATGTTGATCCCATTCTTTATCTGGTCGTCCTGGAAATTCGTTTTTATATTCATACCCAAGCTTGTGCTTTATAATCATCAACAATGCAGCAATCAGACTTCTATCTCCACCTAATGCTTCACCGACTTGATGTGCAATCATCCAAGGTGTTAATGGGTGTTGGTCATCTGGAGCGAAAGATAAAACAAGATTTATTGCATCTTTTTTAATTACATCTTTTGGAATTTGTCCCGGCCTTGTATTCATAGATACAATATGCCAGTTATGATGCGACTTTCGAAAAGCTTGTTCTAATTTCCCTGATCTTTCATACGCTTTAAGGGCAGCGTGCCCCCTTTTACCAGAAATTGGGTTTTCATCAGACACCGTTAAATCAACTAACGGCGATTCATGTAAGTGGGATAATTTCATACTTTTATATTTGTGGTTGTAATACTTCCGACAAATTTTCTAAGACTTCTTTAAACTCTTCGACTGTGTGGTGGCGACGTGCAGTGTTCACCCATCTACATACAATCATAATATTGCCGATTATATGTCCTAAATTATTGTCAATGCGATCAATTGAAGCCGAACTAAGATCATTTAAATTAGTTGTCATCTCAAGGCCAGTCATCGCACACTTACCATTTTGGCCTTCGAATAAAGAAACCACATAATCTAAAGTTAAATCAAAATCCCTTTTAGGGCCAAATTTTGGATCGTGAGGGCCGGGACTCTTAGAATTTGCTCTTGTTATACTCAATAAATGGGAGAACCAAGTTCTTGGTGTTTTTTGGATTCTAGCAAAATGCTTCATACGTCCTCCTCTTTTATGATAATGCTCCCTACATTCTTTCTTATAATGCTCTCTATTAGTATCTTTCCAATCTTGAACTTGTTTACTTATTTTCTTTCTATTCTTAGCTCTATATTCAGTCATATAGGAAGAATGGCACGGTTTACATATGTTGGCTTTAGGTTTGAAATCAACCTCGTTAGAATAAGCACCACATACTCTACATGCCTTAACCATATCTATAAAATACATAGATACAACAAGACCCGGATTTCTCCGGGTCCCGTGTTACCTTGGCAGGTATTAAAACTTAGAGAGCATCCACAGTGATCGTGCCGTAGTAAAGACCACCATCTTCGATGAGTTTTTTACCATAGCGCGTCATTATTCCCTTGTTTGGCGAGAAGGAGTTCGGGTCCAGCACGGTTGGAGTGCTGAGTAGTGGGATGTAAGGTGCGTAGAAGTAACCCGCATCCAACACTGAACTTCCCTTGAAGCCAAGCAGGACCTTGCAGTTCGGGAACAGCGGGTCCTTGTAAAGAGTCATCTTGCCTTGAATGGTACCGGCCTTGGAAATACCAATGTCCATTCCGTCCATCGTAAGGGCGTCCGAACCACGGAAGTCGTTCAGCTGCTCATACTTGGAAGCAATATCAGCACTGGTCACAATCCAGTTAGCTGGACCACGCAGGGTTGTGCGGTGAATGATATTGGCTACTTCCAATGTTTTGTAAAGTAGCGCAATGTTGCGGTCCGTGAAGTTCACGGCAGCACCGGCACCAGTTGCGAAGTTGTGTGACGCACGAACGGCAGCGGAGATGATTAGATCGTTGATGATTTCACGATCGATTTCCGCAACCATTTCGTCAGCCATCAAGTCGCTCAAGGTCTGTTCAGCATCAATGTTGTGAACGGCCTTAAGGTCCTGTGCAGCTTCCAGCGACCAAGTGGTTTTCAGCTTACGAGTCGTTGCTGAAACCGTGTCACTGTCGATGCTCAGGGTCAGTTCTGGCTGAAACGGGTTATCTTCCAGGTCGTACTCGTAGTCTGCTCTCGCGATTAGACCAGTAGCATCGCCTGCTGAAAGAACAACCGTTGCAAGACCTGTCGTGTTGCTAAAGCTTGATGCGCCAGTATCGACTGTAAGTGCCGCAGCCGCTGTTGCATCTGACTTAAGAACGTTGTCAACGGTACCATCTGAACCGAAGGTAACGGTAACAAGCGCAACTGGATCGTTGCAATCATCAACATCACTTTCGAAGATGTTGACAACAACAGTACCAGCAAGGATCGGACGATGAAGCAGGGTGCCAGTAATACTTGCACCACCACCAGCAATCGTTAGATCTTCACCGCGTACTTGCTGTGAGGAGTAGTACGGATCAAGTGCCCAACCATTCTGGCGTGAGAACGCCTGACTGGTGTTTTGGCGCATGATCTGCGTGCCTGCAAGCGTTTGACCCTTCGAAATCGCATAGCGATATCTTAGATAGAAAATCAACGCTGCTGGTTGATTCATTGGCTGAACACCAACAAGGCTGTCGGCAATCAGCTTAGCATAGCTCTTTCTGATTAGAGGAAGAGCAAAGCGCGTAAAGTCAGCTACGTCAGCGGTTGTCGTCGCATCTTCTGTAAGCATGCGTGAGCCACCCTTCGGGGCTACCATGCTGTTGTACTGATTTTCAAGAATTTGGGACATAAGACCAATCTTGGAACGACTGGCCTTGATCTCACCCATCTTCTTGAGAACCGGCGACCACTTTGCTGCTAGCTGATTACGCTTGGCTTCAAGCATTAGGTAATCGGCTTTCATTTATTTTTCCTTGTTTAGTAAAAACTTCTATTCGTCCATCGATTTAGCAATGTCTTCAATCGATAGCGTTGCTTGTTGTTTTGCCTCAGTAACAATCTTTGAAGGAGCACGCTTCACTTTGTCTAAAGCTGGCTTCTTCGCTGTCTTTTTATCGGTTGACTCTATAACAACCTTGCCCTTTGAATCCTTGGACTCATCCTTGGATTCAACAACCTGACCCTTCTTGGCTTCTTCAAGTTGCTGTTCGTAAAGTCTAACTTTACGAATCGACTTAGCTGCAATGTCGTTAGTCTTAGCCAACTTCGATTCAAGATCACGATTACCCTGAGTCAATTCTTTCAGTCTGCTTTCAAGCAACGAATAGCGCCTCTTCGCGGCCTTGAGTTGTCCATTCGCGTCATCAACCGTTTTGATATCAAGCCCTTCAAGTATTGTTGCAACTTGACGAAGCTTGTTGGCTGACTCGGACTCCTCCATTGCCAACTGTTTGGATCTTGACTTAGCTACGCGATCAGAAACGCTCTGCAAGTAGGTTTCAACCTTCTTAGCAAGGCGTGCCTTTTCTTCTGAAACTGCCTTCACACAGACACCTTTCATTTCTTTAACTTTGGTGTCATAATTTTCTTTAATCGCCTTCTTCTCATCAGCAACATGCTCATCAATGAGAGTGAGGAATTGCTGTGCAAATTCGTCACTACCACTAAGTTTGGTGAGGGCGTCCTTAATCTTTTTCATCTCATGCTCCCTTGACGTACTTATTTTTGCTTAAAAGTACACAGCGTAAATAATAAGTTTATTTACGAAGGTAATCAGTTAGTGCACGAAGAGCATTATGCTCAATGTGCTTACGAGTACTGGCTTCACGAACATTATTTCTAGCCCTGATTCTAGATTCCATCACTGAGAGATCAGTGCCAGAAACAGAAGGTTCAGCAACGGCATCAAATGTAATGAGATTGTAGCCATCTAACACCTTAAAGTACTGCTTACCTTCCATAGTAACAGATTCCATGTCACCAACACCGCGAGAACTTACACCAACTGTTACACCCTGCATCAACAGTCCTTTTAACTGTTGACCGTAGGTGGTGAATTCAAGAATTTCAGCCTCGCCTAACACCCGATTGTTATCAACCCACAGCTTTGTTATCAGATGTGAAACTCTATCTAAATGCAGTTTGGCATCGGAAGGATGGTCAAATTCACCAAGAACTCTTCTTGCGTTTAGATCGTTTTGCAATGATGCAACTGCATGCTCCAACACATTCTTAGGATAAATCC